CACTATTCCAATTCCATATTAATCCATACGAATCTCTACGAAGTTCTCCTTGATATTGACCTGCAACACCAAATGGAGCAAATATTGTGCCTGAAGAATCACCCGATGAACCATCACCACCACTACCACTAATATTGTTTGGGTTACTACTACCCATGGGGGTTGGTGGACCGCCACTACTAGTTAGGTATTGAAATTGGAACGCCGGAAAACTTACCTGAGTTACATCAAACGATACAAATACCTGATTAAAAGGTAATTCAAATTCATCTCTTTGTGGTAATGGGTATTCTTCGTTGTATGAATCTTCATCAAACTTTTCAACAAATGGTTCTAAAAATACCTTACCATACTCTAAATTGGAAGATGTAATTTCATATGATAGTATTCTACCTTGTCTATTTCTTTTTATTTCTCTTTCCATAATTTGGAAATCATGTATAGTATATTGTTGATTTATTGTTTCCATTACTATCTAACCAATTTAAAATAAAAACTGTCTGAATAATATTGTTTATTTCCTCCCTCATCTATCCTAATCATAAACTCATAATATCTTTCGGGTTGTAATGTATCAAACCAAAAATCGAAATAATTTCCATCTCCATCACAACTTAATTTAGTGTAAGTAGTATCAAATGGAATAATTACATATTTGCTTTCACCATCCCTTAAAGACCAATATGAAGATGAAGGTAAATACTTAATAGTTGATAGTGATCCACTATTACTAAATGTTCTTTGTGGGTATCTTTCTCTGCCATATACTCTAATTCTTTCTTTTGATTCATTTACATATTGCGATTTTAGTTTAGGTAAATAAACTATAATATCAGATGTGTTTAATTGACCCAAAGAAGCCGTAATAAATGTGGTGTTATTCCATTTTGTTTCTAAAACAGGTGAATATATGGTATTGGTGTTTGATGAAAAGTATTTAGCAGAACCTAATTTGAATATTGAAGAGGATTCATCGGTTTCCGGTAACTTAATCATAAACCCATTATTTGGTCTACTGCCACTCAATATATCGTTTACATATTGTGTTATATCAATATTAATATCGGATACCTTTCTCGTAAATGATTGTGAATATGCGGTGTTGTTTATTGATGAAGTAAACCAATTACCACCACCATAATTTGTTCTATAGAAAAAATGCGAATTACCTGCCGCCAAACTCCACGAAACATTAGTCTGCCTATTGAACCAACTTACATCGTTTTTGTTTATGGGATTATCATAAAATCTACCAATACCATCCGACCAACTCTGCGATATTGGATAAAACTCCAAAGTATATGTTGTGGGTATTTCTACTTCGTTAGTAGATACCATCTTTAAACAATGCTTTATGCTACTACCGGAAATAGTATTATTTGATATTGATTCGGAGATTGAAGATAAATCAAACTTAATTAGTATTCTACTATTACCTAAAAAGATATCAGTATTGGTTGTATCATATAACTTTCTGATTTCTAATATCTCATCATTACTTACATTTTGTAATCTACTACTACTATTTTCATATATAGTAGTATCATTGGAGGGGTATATTCTATTTATCATTTATTTCTCCCTTAAAACAACGGAACTACACGCCCTCTAATATCTAAATTAGGATATTTAACCTCAAAAATTGAAGGGTCTTTAGCGGGATATATAATACCATTTCTGGTTGCTTTTTTGATATCATATACATTTGGCGAATATACACCATCATACTTGTTTGTTATTTGTAAACCACCCGTACCAGTTAAATCAGGCCTAACAACGGTCTGAACGCCATCGACTCTATCCAAAAGAACATAAACATCGGATAATAGTATTGGAGCATTTATTTGTGCTTTTTGTTTACTAAAATATGATTTTAATTCATTTATGCAATCCAATAAAACTTCATTTGAATTATGATTTGGTAATACAACAATTTCAAAATTAATACAAATGTTTATAATATATGCATCTTTGATGTTTACTGCATCTGTCAACATTCGATAATATGAAATGTAGTTTTTAAGATTTTGTTTTGTAGCTGGGCTTATTTGAGATATATTACCCTGCGCATCATATCCCAAAACATATAAGTTTATTGCAAGTGGATTTGGAACTTGAGTAGAATTATTTGAAGATTTTATTTGATAATCAGGAGCCACATATGCTTTTGCTACTGCCCCAAATTGTGGTGGCATTGCATATGCTCTTACAACATAATCTTCAGAAGTAACAGCTCTACTTTGTGCAGCGAAAAATGCTATAGCATTATTTCTAATATCATCAAGTTCTTCATTTGATTTACCGCCCGATGCGGCTTCTTCATTTGTAACCGCAACCGAATTTTTTATTGTATTAAATTGTTGGGTATTAGATGGTATAACTTCATTTTCAAATTCGATATTTGTAATTGTAGTTAAATCTTTGGATATTACATTATCACTCACACCCCGCCCAACTCTATAAGTTACAGTTAGTGTAGTGTTAGAAGGTGCTACTCCATATGTTTTTGTGTATAAAAAGTTTGAGGGGTCTATTGTTTGTGATAAATCACCCGTTGCTTTATATAAATTAGAACCAACATTATCAGGATTTGGTAATAGTTCCTCATCAGCACTTGTTGATACTCCCACTCCGAACTGAATTGTTATAAACCCATCTTCATCGGTTCGTGTAATATATCTTTTGGGAACTTTTTTTAATCTTAAAAGGTATGGTGTTTCTGAACCATACTGATTTAAACTAAGTGTATAATCAGTTGTATTTGGCACTTGTTCAAATACCGTATCTTGTGCCAAATAATCAACTTTTGTCCAAACATCTCCATCACCATCAACTATTTTAACAACATCAATAATACCAGTATCCACAATCTTAATTTTATCATATGGTTTTGGAGAACCAAATGTAAAAGTGGATGTTTTATTTTCACCGCTAACTACAGGAACACTTTTTTTAAACAAATACAAAACAGGCTCATCGGTACTTTCGTTTATTTGATAAACCGATATTTCGGTTGGATCAAACGAAGATGAATATGCAAAATCAACTTTACTAACTGTAGAAAATACCACATTTGGATTTTGGGTTGATGACACCTGCATCCCTTCTTTAATTTTTAGGGCATAATCTAAATCAGGTCTAACGTTATTACCAGACCCAATAGCAGGAACTAATTGATAAACGATTAAATTAGTAACTGCAGGTGAATATAATTTTGGTTTATATCCCAATGAATTAGCTAACTGAAATAAATTTGTGGTTTCTTTTGCTTGATTAATTATACTTTCCCTTAATTGAGTATCAGTATAATAAGATAAAACATCTCCAACATAAGATGCCATCTCCATAAACATCATACCGGGAGATGATTCGTTAAAATCGTTATATGTATTTGGGTAATATTGTTTGGCAAAATCAATTAAGTTTTTTCTGAATCCAGAAAAATCTCTACCAATTAAATTAACTTCTTTTTTTGAATCATTTAACATTTATTACTCCTATACTATTGATAACCCACCCTGATTATTAACTTCTAAAATTATAGTTTGGTTTGCACCCTGTTCTGTAACTCTAAAACTAACTTTTATAGCTACCTTATTATAATCAGGTTCACTATTTACATTAACGTTATCTAATAAAATATATGGTAACCAAAATTTTATATCATTTGTTAATGATTCTTGCAAATTAGAACCCAAATCATCATTCATATTTTCAAACAATAATGAATAAATATCAGCACCAAAAAGTGGTTGAAATGGTCTTTCACCCTTTGTTGTTAATAGTAAATTCTTTAAGTTAGATATAGCTTGTTGTTCGGTTGTATAGCTGGATTTAAACATTGGTCTACCACCTATAGGAAGTAATACTCCAACCGCACGATTTTTATCTAAATCAATAGGGTTATATCTATATTGAGTTCTTTGTGCCACTCATTACCTCTTCTTTTTATTATTCATTACCTGCATTAAAGCCGAATAATCTCTTGTTAATGCACCCAATACCGCAACACCTGCTTCGGTTTGTGCTAATGTATCCATTGATACTGCTCTACCTTCTGAATCCTGAATATTAGATTGGTTCATCATACTACCCCCCGTAAAAGATTGTGCCATATCGGATGTAAATGACCTTCCACCAATATCTCTCCACTCACCACTTTGGTATGTTTCATTCAATATTGATGATATTGGTGAATCATTATTAAATAATTTCTTTTGAGTTTGTGGTTTTTTTGTTTCAAACAAATGGTCTACATCTAATGGGTCTTTTTCCACCAATGGGGTGGTTTGTTTAATTGGTTGTTGTTTCAATTCTTTTATAATAGATTGTTTTAAAATCTTTTTTTCTTCAGCGAATCTTTTCTTAACCTCGCTTTCAACCAACATTTTAATAGCTTGAATTAGTTTTTTTGTATCCATAGTAATAAATATAATATTTTGTAATAATTAACTCCATAAAATTGGAGGTCCGCCTGATACGGAATATGTACCTGTTCTAAACCACCCATCAATAGCAGTTGAAAATAATTCAATAAACGATTCTTTGGTTTGTGGTGATGATAATATTGGTGTTATAAATGATGATGGTGATGCCGGTGGTGGGATTGCAACAAAACCGGGATTTTGAGCTAATATAATTGGTATTAATCCTAATTTATAGGTATCTAACGCTAATGGTAAAACAACTTTTAATGGATTTAAATATGTTACTGAATTTAATGTTTGTATAAATTGATTATCTAAATTAGATTTTAATGGACCTGCTATATTAGGAAGCATTGTATTTAAGTATCGTGTTATAGAAACACCAATACTACCACCCGCACTATTATTGCCTGTTCTCATGGTAGAAAAAAGTTCTTGTCGAAGAAGATTTACAGATAGTGGCATTGGATGTTTTTTAATACTTTATAATAATTAACCAATACCATTTTTAAGCTTGGCTAGTATTAGAGCAAGTTGCGGATGAGGACCAGTTGGTCCTACTGCTGTTGGAAATGTTCCTTCTGCTAATGTTTCTATAGCAGATATAATTAAATTAATTGTCGTCGTATAATCCGATGTAGATATGGCTACATCTTTTTTTGAAGATAAAATAATATTATCGGATTTACTGTTAAATATTAATCTATCTGAATTAATAATAATTTGTGGGTTGGAATATTGTGAAATATTTGAAATTGAAACTTTATTTGATGTTCTAACAGGTATTCTTTGCTTCGATGTCATCCATATTGAAGATTCATCTTTGTTTATATCCTCAACAACAAATTTATCGTATCCCTTTTTATTAGTATCGTTTTGAGTGTTTCTTATAATTGTAATTGGTGCACCAGAATTATTTGAATTCCATGATGGTGATTTTTGAGCATCGGTTTGCTTTGGTGTATAACCAAATCTTATTGATTGCCCAAATCTACCTTCAAATATAGTATCACCAATATAAGGTTGTAATTGTGATAAAGTATTCACTTCAAAAAATCCTTTACCAAAATCTTTTGTATTATCTTCTGGTGATGAGACATTAGGTATTGGGTCTTGATAAGAAGATGCACCAAATGATTGAACAGTATTTTTAATCCCCTTTGGTAATGGATTATTGTTTAATGATCTTTGTAAAAATGTGGGTGATATATAATAATATTGATATCCAGCAGAAAATGGGCCGGATTCAGATCCCATAGAACCTATTAAGTAAACCTGCTCACCAATAGTAGGTATTGATTTTATATAAGGATTTAATGGATATGCTACCGCATCACTAGCAACCCCAAACCCTTGCTTTAATAAAACTCCGATTTTATAAATATCATCCGGATTACCATCCTTTAAAAATACTTCAGTTACTTCACCAAGCATTATTACTCCTCATCTTTTTTTAGGGATTCTAATTTTTCATCCACATCCCTACTCGCTTCTAACAACTGTTTCTTTTCTTCTTCTGTCAATGTAAACCCACCCATATCACCACTTGCGGCATTTAAAAGGCGTTGTGCAATTGCTGCCATTCTAACTAATTGGTCATCATTTTTAACCGAAACCTCTAAATACTCTTTGATTAGGGGAACTACAACTGAAGCATCGTTTAGGTTTTTAACCAATGGTTCTAACTGCGCAATCAGTAATTTGATTTGCCTATCTTTTTTGCGTGAATTTTCGTAAATATCTTTTAATAGGTCTGCAAAAGATTTACCTTTGAATATATCATCATCCTTCGTCATAATACCTTTCTAAATTATGATTTAATTTTAAAATACCATTTTTAGTATAGTCTGTATTTAATTCAACGAACATTATTCTCATTTTTCCTATAACTTTAGTAATATATTGTGTATTTACCCCCGTCCTATCTCTTATAAGTATGTAAAGGGCTTTTTTGTTATATGAATATAAATCCTTTCTGGTTCTGAATAGTTCGTTTACCGAATCTGCTACCTTCCTATCCCTATCCCTTAAAAATATCTTATCTAAGTTCGTATCAATGTAATCCACATAAAAATCCATAAAATCGGATGCTTCCTGTAGATAATCCTGCTGGTATGTTTCATTAGGAACATTTCTACCCAAATCAACCGCATCTAACTTTTCATGTATTTTCATTTTGGCATAATTCGCGTTATTCTCATTAAACAAAAAGTTTCTTGCAATAACAGTAAAATATGAAAATGCTTTTCCTCTATCTCCACGAAACTTATGCATTTTTTCATTTAAAAATGCAACAACCGATGCTTTTACATCTTCATATGAATCATCAAAGTAATAAGTTTTATATGTATGTATTACATTTTCCGCAAGTTTATCTAATGGGTATTTTATAAACCTATTATATATCTTATTCTTTAATTTATTATCATCGCAATTATTATAAGCGTTGATAGCCATTTCGGTTATATATGTAAAATATCTATTACTTGGATTCTTCGCTTTTCTCGGCATAATAATTATCCAACTCTTCTATTATATTAAACATTTCTTTAAATACATAACCCGTCTCATCATTAGCCTCAAAAGAACCAATTCTATCAATAGACCTCATTCTATCTACTGCGTTTTGAATTCGTTCCTGCATTGTATCCAATATCCCTTCGACCTGAGTATATTCTTTAACTAAAGTATCCAAATCTTCTTCTGTTTTTTCTAACTTTCGTAGTAAGTTCCATACAAAGTAACCTAAAACTATATCTGTCAAAAATAATATTACTAAAAGTGCTACCATATTAATCCTCCATTATATCTTT